AATATTTAATAATAATAAGTTGTTCATTATCATATTTAGTATTATTTAGATCGTTAATAATAATACTATAATTCTTAATATTTTTTACAGTTATATGTTTATTATAATTATCATATACCCAAAATAAAACATCATATTCATACTTATTATTACGATAATAATATTTTAAAGTTTTATCTAATTTTATTGTTGTATCAAATTCATAAAAAGTTATTATAGCAGATTGTATTGTATTCGTTTCTGTTTGATTATAAAGATCATTTAGTGTTTTTTCATTAATATTGATTTGCGGTCTTTGATATTTGAAAAATACATTTAATATTTCTTTATTACTTTTAAATGTTTCAATATTAACAAGATTAATTTTAGAATATAAGAATAATCCTTTTTTATCAGTGAATATTAATTTATTTTTAGGACCATTTGTATGATCATATAAGAATGGATTAATATTATTTAATTCTTCTGATGTATTAAATTCTATTATTTCGTTATCTATCCATAGATATATATTATCATATTGTAAGAAATTTAGTATTTTTCTAACTGCTATATCAATTTGATCATCTCGATATATATCACTTATTATATGTTTCTTCTTATTTATTGAGGTTGTCCATTCATATATCTCTATATCTATTTTTGGGTTATCTATATACATTTTACTTTTTCTAATACAATATTAAAATGCTTGAACGATTTAAAAAAATTCATAAACAACATTTTAAAAATTCTATTGAACAATTTGAAAATTCTGAAGATCCTGTAGATCCTGTAGAACCTATAGAAGATGGAGATCCTGTAGATTCTGTAGAAGATGAAGAACCTGTAGAAGATGAAGAACTTATAGAAAATGAAGAACCTGTAGAAGATCAAGAACTTATAGAAGATGAAGAATCTGAAGAACCTGTAGAAAATAAAGAACCTATAGAAGATAATTTTGATTTATTAAAATCGCCATATAAGATATATCTTTTGATATTTTTATTATCAATTATAATAATATTTTTTGTAGTAATAATCGCATTTACACCTAGTTTATATACATACAATCAACCAATGAATCAACCGTATAGAAGTTATTAAACCATTGAAACAATAATATGTGTATAATAAATAAAATTATGTATAAAGAACGATTTAAAGGATTATTAGAAAAGTTTGATAACGAAAATACAAATGAAGATACAACTGAAGATATAAATGAATCTACAAATAAAGATACTGATAAAAAGGATACTGATAAAAAGGATGATTCATCAATAACTGATTCCCCTGCATTTATACCATTAATTATTTTAGCAGTTATAATTTTTATAATAATAATAATTATTGTAATTTATATGTTTACTAGTGAATCATCAGATCCACAACCAATTGATCAATATAGAATGACTGAAAATATTGAACAACCTATACAACCTGGACAACCTATACAACCTACAGAACCAATGCAATCAATGCAACCTATACAATCTACAGAACCGATGCAATCAATGCAACCTATACAATCTACAGAACCGATACAACCAATGCAACCTATACAATCTACAGAACCAATGCAACCTATACAATCTACAGAACCAATGCAACCTATACAATTTAAACAATCTATAGGATCAATGCAACCTATACAATCTAAACAATCTACAGGATCAATGCAACCTATACAATCTAAACAATCTACAGGATCAATGCAACCTATACAATCTAAACAATCTACAGGATCAACAATTGATACATCAAATATCGTAAATAATAAATCAACTGATATTGATAATATATCAAGTGATACTCCAAAACAAACAACAACCTCATATAAATCTTCATCAAAAACACAAGATGTTAGTAATTTCGAATCACCAATTCCAAAGAAATCATCAATAAAAGATTTTGTAAAATAAATATATAAGAATATACTTATAACAATTAAAAAAAATGGAAGAAGGTATAAAGAAAATAGAAGAAGAAATAAAAAAAAAAAAAGTAGTTATAGGATTACCGGGTAATAGTTTTTCTTCAAAATTTATAGTATCTTGGACAAGTAGTTTAAATACATTATGGGAAATGAATAAATATGATATTGTAGTATCTCCCGGTATATCAAGTTTTGTTTCATTTGCACGAATGCAAACATTAGGATTAAGTAATTTACGTGGAATAGATCAAAAAGCTTTTGATGGTATGGATTTTGATATATTTGTTACAATTGATTCAGATATAGTATTTACAGCACAGAACTTAATAAATTTAATTGAAGCAACAAATGAGAAGGATGTAGTATCGGGTTATTATAGGATGAGTGATTTAAAGAATTTAGCGATAGTTAAAGATTGGGATATTAATTATTTGAAGAAGACAGGTTCTTTTAAATATTTACAACAGGAAGATATTGAAAAATATAAAGAAGAAAAATATTTAAGTGTAGCATATTGTGGAATGGGATTTATGGCATTAACAAAAACGGCGATAGATAGTTTAAGTTATCCTTATTTTCATACAGAATTGCAGGAATTTAAAGGAACAGATGGTAAATTAATAAGAGAAATATGTTCAGAAGATGTATCATTTTGTAGGAATTTAACAAAAGAAGGATTTGAAATAAACGTTTTACCTAATTTGCGTGTTGGACACGAAAAAGCGTTAATAATATAAAAATGATAACGAAAAAGAATGAAGTAAATATGAAAGAATATTTAATATTGGAATTAAAGCGTTTATTAAAGAGGGATATTGAATATAGTAGATATGATATTCAAAATCTTTTGAATAATATTAAGGAATTGGATGAAATACAATTATCATTATATAGTAAAATAAGATCAAAAGATAATCTAAAAGATATAATAAAAGAATATTATGAAAAGAAAATATCTTTAAATAAATAAAATGTCTTTTAACCGTTCAAAATATGATAATTGTAGTTATAAAAATGAATTAAATAGGAATGTAGGTATATTAGGATATATATTAAATATAAATAATTATGAAAATGCGAAACCTTGTAGGCATCAATTAGGTTGGACAGCAGGAAATAATGTAAGTCATATAAAAGGGAATATAATTGATTTGGAATCAGATTTACGAAATCAAACAAGATATATATCAAAATGTAGTGGATCTGCATATATTCCAACAGATGATGGTTTTATTTATAATGATAAAACGAATCCAATTAATACGAAACCATTACATTTAAATGCTTGTCAAACAATAGCATATAAATCAGTACCTTTACCATATTCAAATTATATAAGTAATACACGTTGTGGTTATAAATAGCTAACTGATACGAAGATTAATTTTTGTTTATTGGGTTTAATAGGTTTTATATTTATTTTTGTATTATAAACATATTGATATATTTTATCATATTGTTTATTTTGTATATATTTGAATATTAATTTATATTTTTTTAATAATAGGTGTTTAATGACGATATAAGAATATATTTGAGTTTTAAATGTGGTATTAGGCATACCTAAAACATATTTAACATTTTTTAAGGAATGTTTTAATTCATCTTTAATATTGGTTTTAGTGTATTTAATTTGGTATAAAGTTGCTAAGAATTCTACAATAGCTTCATTAAAATTAATAATAATTTTAGATCTTATAGGATCACCAAAAAATATATCAAAATCTTTAAAATAAAAAGCATGATGAATAACTTCATGTAAAGCAACTTTTAACATTTCATCATTACGATAAATATAAATAATATTATTATTTAAATAAGTAAAACCACCATTAATAAAATATTCATGATCTATAAATTGTCTATGTTGTGGTGAATCAATGATAACAATTTTTAAATGTTTAACTTGAATATTAAAATCAGTGAATAGATCTTGATAGAGTTTTTGAATACGTTTTCCGCATAATATATAATTACTATTTTTTTTTAAAGAGTAACCAAATAATGTAAAGTGTTGATATTCTTTATAATATACAAGCCTTGTTTTTTGAATATATGTGATCATAGAATCTGATAAATAATCATTGTGTTTTAACAATAAATATTTCATTTATTGAATAATATATTTTTTCTTATAATATATAAGTAAAATGCAAACTAATATTAGACAAGATTATTGTAGTTATGATCAACAAATAAAAAAATCAATGGGTCCTGGTTTATATCATATTAATACACCTTGTAATGATCCGAATGCTTGTTCTCAAGATATAACACCTGACCCATACTTAAGATATCAAAGATATGGATATGCAACTTGTCCATCAGGAACAAATGTAAATGATGATAGTGAATTACGTGGATTAAATTATAAAAATACACATTGTGAGACGGGTAAATATTTACCAGGAAGTTATAAAAAAACTGGTTGTAATATAAAAGGAATAAGTGAAAATTGTGGTAATTATACAGAAGATACTCGTATATCAAATAATGCATGTAATTTACGTGGAACAGGTATAAATCGTTTTATTCCGTGGTTTGCAGGTTGTAATGCGAATCCTCAAGATTATAAAAGTATTCAGCCATTTAATAATGTTCCAACAAATACGAAAGAATTATTTAAACAGAATCATATACCGTGTTTAGAAAAATTAGATGATCAAGATAAACATTTACCACCTGCGGATAATATTAATTATAAACCAATGTTTAAACCAATGAATATAGAATCAACTTTAGATCAATATTATCATCATGGTATGCCACCAAAATCTTGTTCATAGAATTAACATATAATCATTTTTATTTAATTTTAAAATAAAAATTGCTATAATTCCAATTATTATATAGGCTATAATTTTATTATAAAATATAGTAAATTTACTTATAATAGTATCACATATACCAAAAATAGCTACCCATAACAAAATAACAATAAGACTAATTGATTCCATTTTATTATATTTACATTAAGATAAATTTTATTATAAGATGCTATAATTGAATATACAAATCTAATAATAAAAACGAAAAATGATATATTTTATATAATAATTCTATTCACTCATTTCTATAAAATCGCCAAATTCTTGTTTTCTAATAATTAATTGACAACAATTAAATGGATATTGAATATCCATTGCATTTTCTTCAATTTGTGTTAAACAAATATATATATTATCATTATAACTTGAATTTATAATGATTGTATTTGTTAATTTATATCCAAATTCTAAAATTGATTGATTAGGAACTATTTCACAAAAATAACCATTTGGTATTTTTAATTGTATTCCAGTATCATACATAATAATATTAGTATTCATAATTTTATGTTGTTTGATAATTGATATATTGTAACCTACATCTGAATAATTATTTTTATATGGTTGAATAGCATTTGCATCAACTTTAATAAATTCAATATTAATTTTATTAATTAATAATCTATTTATATATAATTTTTCTGTAGATTTATTATAAAGATCACCCATAAAATCTAAATAATTGCTATTACTGAATTTTATTAAATTATCATTAATTGTTTCATATTTAAAATTAATATATTTTAATAATTCTTTATTATGTGTAATATCTAACATTAAGCAATTATCTTTAAATACACCAATAGAATCAATAAAACCTAATATATAATCGGTATTATAAATAATATCATTATATATTTTGTATATTTTTTTTAAATGAGATGGATAATTAGAAGAAACAGAAAGGTAACCTGTTAAATAATAGGATTGCATTTTTTTTATAAAATATATTTATTTTATATAATTATTAACAATTATAATATTATTGAAAAATATATAAAGATTAAATAAAATATTTTTTGTTATAAATCATTACAATATAATTTGTAAGATTTTAGGAGGTGATAGATATTTATTACCTATATAACTTATTTGATAACATATTATGCCATTAAAAATATAAATAGTTTGTTTTATATGTCTTTTTTGGTTGGTGTAATAATAGTATATTTAGATTACTAAAAAATATATTATTTTAATAAATAATGCTAATAAATTATACAAGTAGTATAAATAATCTATTACATATAGATTTAAATAATAAAAATATTGCTCTTGGTGATAATAAATATAATGCAACAACAAATCTATTAAATGATAATATTACAAGTCAATTTCGTGTATTAAATAATATTGAAACTCCTATATTAACAACAAATGAAATTAAAGCAACTTATAATTGTAATATATTAACAATAGGTGATGAGAATAAGATAGTGAATATTATAAATCGTTTAGGTATAAATGAAGAAAATCCAAGTGTATCATTAGATATTAATAAAACAGATGGTATAAAGATTCCTTCAGGAACTACAAATGATCGTCCAACAAATGTAAAATTTGGAACAATTCGTTATAATAATGAATTAGAACAATTTGAAGGTTATGGAAGTGGTAATGTATGGGGATCTTTAGGTGGAACAATAGATATTGATAAAGATACTTTTGTAAGAGCAGAAGCAACACCAAATGCTGATAATAATGAATTAGAATTTTATACATCAAATGTTGAAAGAATGATAATAAAGAGTGATGGTAAAATAGGTATAGGAACTTCAAATCCGGAAGCTTTATTTCATGTGTATAAGGATATTAATTTGTTGAAAATATCCCCAAATAGTATAAATGTAAATCGCGATATAATACCAGATTCGAATGTTGATTTAAATATAGGTTCAACAGGAAAAAAGTTTAAAAATATGTTTATTTCTGAAAATGGTATTTGGTTAGGTGATAAACATCATTTATCAATATATAATGATAATGTTTATTTTAGAAAACGTAAAACAAATGAATTACCACAAATTATTACCAATAATGGTGGATCATTAAACGATATTCTTACATTTACTAATAAAACAGAATTATCAAATGTAACATTATTTGAAATGGAAGAATATGTGAAGACATTAACAGATACGAATAATACATTAGAATATATATTTCGTGATATACGAGATGATTATGGATATGAAAATGAATCAATAATAGAAGCGTGGAAAGTCAATAATAATAAATTATTTTTAGATAATAATTATTCAAATATAGGTATAGGAACAAATGATCCTAAGGTTAGTTTAGATATAGTAAAAACGGATGCAATTCGAATACCAAAAGGAAATGTAAATGATCGTCCAACAAATTTAAATGCAAATGATCGTGGTTTAATTCGATATAATAGTGAATTAGATCAATTTGAAGGTTATGGTTCAGGTAATGCATGGAGTTCATTAGGTGGAACAATAGATATAAACAAAGATACATTTGTAAGAGCAGAAAGAACACCGAATGCTGATAATAATGAATTAGAATTTTATACATCCAATGTTGAAAGAATGATAATTAAAGATGATGGTAAAATAGGTATAAATGTTTCAAATCCTACACATAATTTACATATAAGCGGAACAACACGTATTGAAGGTGATTTAATAGTAAATGGTGTTCAACGTATTATAGATACAGATACATCAACAACAGAGCAATTAATAATAACGAATGATGGAACAGGACCAGCATTAAAATTGAATCAAATAGGAGCCCAGCCGATAATAGAAATACAAGATGATAGTAATTCAGTATTTCATATAAAAGATGGTGGAAATATAGGTATAAAAAACGATGATCCAAAAGTATCTTTTAGTATAAATACTAGTGATGGTTTATTAATACCAAAAGGAACAGTAAATGAAAGACCAACATATTTAGAGAAGGGTATAATACGATATAATAGTGAATTAGATCAATTTGAAGGGTATGGTGCAGGTAATGCGTGGGGGAGTTTAGGTGGAATAAAAGATGTAAATCAGGATACATTTGTAAGAGCAGAAAGAACACCAAATGAAGATAATAATGAATTGGAATTTTATACATCTAATGTTGAAAGAATGATAATAAAGAGTGATGGTAAAGTAGGTATAGGTATTAGTAATCCAACAGAGATATTAGAAATAAATGGTAATTTGAAAGTATCAGGAATAATAGATAATGATTATATAAAGAAGACATATTATTCGAAGGACTATGTTGATATAAATTTTTTATCATTAAACTATATTTTAAGTGTAAATAAAGAAAATTATAATAGCAGTAAAGATGAAAGTATAATAGGTTGGTATAATTTTGATAATAAATATATATTAGGTGAAGATCATTCAATTAGTAAAAATAATTTAGATTTAATTAATTATAATACAAATGATTGTAATATATTAATAGATAAAGTTAATAAAATAAATGGTAAAAATTCTATAAATTTTGAAAATGCAGGACAATATTTAAAAACATCGAAAAATGTATTATTATATGATTATTGGTTAAATAATGGTGGTTTTAGTTTATCATTTTGGACATATAATATTCAAACATCAACTAAAAATTTAATATTATTTGGTAATGATGTAATGAACAATTTTTTAATTTATTATAATACAAAATTAAATATAATTGTGAATGGTAATGATATAACAGCAAATAAAACTATAACATTTAATTTAAATGAATGGACTCATCATGTAATTTGTTTTAGTAAAAATGTAGATGATTCAACAACAATTTATTATTATAAAAATGGAACAACATCAAATTTAATAGAAGAAAACATTGATTTTTTAATAAATGCAAACTTAAATAGTAAATTAAATATAGGTTATATACCTTCAAATAATACAGATTATATATTTTATAAAGGTAATTTGGATGATATTCGTATATATAATAAAAATTTAAATACAGAAGAAATTATAAATATTTATAATGATATTGCTATATATTTTGAACCATATACATTGCAATCATTAGGACAATTAACAATGAATAGTAATAAAGTTCCAATATTTTTAGATGAATTTTATTCTGGAACAGTAGATTTTTTGAATGAATCAAATTTAGAAAGTGATAGTATAACCGCAATACCTACACAACATAGTGTAAAAACGTATATAGATACCGAATCATCAAATTTATATGAAAGATTAAGATTAAAAGACGGGTCAATTACAAATAACTTATTAGCTGGTGATATTACAGATAACAAATTATACGAAAGATATGTAAAAACGAGTGATGATATTAATATGAGAACAAATACAACAGATATTTTACAAATTAATAATGGTGGAACAGGTGCAAATAATACAATAGATGCTCGTGAAAATTTGGGTTTAACAATAGGAAAACATATTCAAGGATATAATGCAAGATTACAATCATTATCAGATCAATATGGAATAAATAATCATATACCAATATTTGAAGATGGTGTAAATGTAAAATTAATTGAGGTATCAAATGATTCAGAATTAACTTTAAATAGTTGTAATATAATACCAACACAAAAGAGTATTAAAGAATATATTGAAAACTTTATAGGTAATTATACTACTGATAAATTAAAAATTGGTATAACTACATTTAGTTTAGATAATATTGATACTGGTATTCGTTATAGTTATGGTAATGAAACATTTACGATAACTGTAGAAATGGATTATTCAATTATAGGTGCGTCTGGAACAAGTCAATTTACACATATATCAAATGATATGATATCGGGATTAAGTCGTTTATTGAATATTCCAACAACAGATATAATAATAACAGAAGTTTTATTAGGATCAATAAAATTTATAATAAAAGTTAATTCAACAACGGAACGTAATTCTGCTGTGAATATAGTAGAAATGAGTAATATATTTGTAAATTCAAATATAGATGATATAATAACTAATTATGATTTAAATGAAAATTTATTTTCAAATATAAATATTGAATTAAATGATGATTTAATAAGAAGATCATTATCATCAAATATTGATGTTGTATATATAACATTATATAATGATAAATTACAATCAATAGATTTAGGTAAATATATATTAACCAATTATGTTGATTTTACTATTGAAAGTGATCCATATAGTAATATTGCAATTAATAATATAACAAATAGTTTAGAAATAACGGGTAATTATAGAAATTTAACGTATGATGTAGTTTTAAAGATAAAACGTTTTGAATTAGAGAATTTAATAAAATTTGAAATAACAGAGATAGATGAGATATTAGATGCTTATGTTGAACCAAATATGACAATAATATTGGATGATAATGTAAAAACAATAAATATAATGGATAAATTTAAAGGTCCATCATTTACTGAATTTGAATTAACACAAAATTCAGATTTCTTTAATACAATATTAAAGAATGCCGATGAACAAATATATGAAATATCTGGAAATTTCAGGAATACTACATATGATTTAATATGGAGTGGAACACAAACTGTTGAAAATTTAGTTCAAGGACAAGTAAATAAAACATTATTTTGGACTTTAACAATTATTGAAATGCCATCTCCACCAATTAAGATCTTTAATGATATATTGGATTTAACAATTAATAATAATCAAACATTAATATATGATCTTAATTCTGTATTTACTGGTATAGATTTACAATATTCTTTAATAGGTAATGCTTATGATTCATATTTATCTAATGATAAATTATATATATTAGAAGATCAACGAGGTATTAATTATACATTAGAAATACAAGCTAAAAATATAGCACAAACTATATCTTGGAATGTTACTGTTAATGAAGTATTACCATCAGCACCGATATTATTATTAAGTAATATGTCAATAACGTTGGATAATATTGAAAATTATAATATAGATATAGATACAATATTTAGTGGAAAATATTTAACATATGATTATAATGTTATATATAATACTGAATTGAATAGTAATATTGAAATTATAAATGATATATTTATTACAAAAAATGTATATTCGCGATATCATTCAAAGAATTTTAATAAATATAATCAAATAATACCGAATTCAATATTAAATAATGATTTTAATTTAGAAGTATTAGAAGGTAATGTATATAATAAAATTGAAAATGATATATCATATATTTATGGTGATAAAGATACTGTTATGAGATTTAAAATGCCAAATGTTGCTGAATATTCTATATGTGCTTTATTGAAATATAATGGAACAAATAAAGGAACAATATTAGGGGATGATACATCCTTTATAGGACATTGGAATGGAACTTGTGGATTTGTTCAAATTGATGGAATTGGTTTAAATAATATAACAGGTTTAGATGATCCAAATGATTGGTTAATAATAATTTATAATAATTCTTTAGCATCACCTAATAATATTAAAATGTATCCTACAAACCAAAATGTCCAATCATTAACTACTTATCCTAAAACTTTTGATTATTTATATATTAATAAATTGAAAAATACTGATTGGGCTTTAGCTGATTTAATTATATTTAATGATGAATTATCACCTGATGATAATACTACAATTATAAATTTATTTAAAAGTTATCAATTTGATAATAATAAATCATTACAAAATGATATTGAATTAATTAATATTAATTCATTCTTTAATAATATCAATTTAAATACAGAAACTAAAATTGTTAATGTTTATAATAGTAATTTAGGTATTGATTATGATTTAACTGTATCTGCAATAAATAGTTCTGGAATAAGTAATTGGATATTAAATATAAATGAAAATGAAGAAATAAATACAAATGCGAAGGTAAATTTAAGTTCAGGGTTATTTAAGTTTGGTTTGAATTATATATTTGAAAATTCAAATATAGATATAAGTTCATCAATAAGTTTTAATAAGAATTTATTAATAGATGATGGATTTTTATATATTTATCCAAGATATAGAAATATAGGATATTTGGTAGAATTAAAGGATTCAATAACAACAAGTAATTTTATAATAGAAATTGTAGAAAGTAATGTAAATAGTCCTTCATTAATAAATAAAGAACATTATTTATTAGATTTGGATAATGATTATACATATTTTTCTAATGTTTTTGATGAAGTAACAAATAAAAATATTATTTTTACGATTGATTTAAAAGAAACGGATTCAGGGTATAATTATTATATATCAGGTATTGATCAGACAAATACAACATTTGATGATAGTATAACTAATGATTTATATGAAAAAACAATAACAATTGAAACTTCAAATATAATAGAATTTAATATAAATGCGAGTACATCACATCCATTTGTAATAGTTAAGAGTGATACAAATCCACAACGTATTATGAATGATACAAATAGATTGCAAGGTGATGAAATAACATATGAAGGTAATTATTATGTTAATAGAGGTTTAATTAATGGTAAAGTATTATGGAATACAGATAACGCTGAAATAGGCACATATTATGGTATATGTGCAAATCATACAGGTATGTATTTTAAAATCAATTTAATTGATGATCAAATTCCATTTATTAAATATGATCATAATACAAATATATTACAAGTATTAAATTCACAAATAACTACATTAAGTTATCAATATAATATTTTTGTAAATAATTATTATGGAACAAGTTATAATACATTATCTTTAGTAAAAAATACATTAACAAGTAATACAATACAAAATATATCAGATTCAATTATAATTGAACAAAGTGAAACAAAAGTAATTAATTTATTTAATTATAAATTTGCGAATACATATGAGTTAATAAATGAAACTACAAATACAAATATAACTTTAGTAAATAATATATTAACAATAAGTAATTCTTCAAATGGTATATATGATTTATTAATTAATATGGATGATATGTTATATATATTTAGAATTACAGAAAATTAAATTATTGATAAATTATATTTACAGATTATTATAATAATGAATTATATTTACAGATTATAATAATAATGAATTATATTTAATTATTTTTGTAATAATGAATTATATTTACAGATTATAATAATAATGAATTATTTTTGTAATAATGAATTATTTTTGTAATAATGAATTATTTTTGCAGATTATAATAATAATGAATTAAATTTACAGATTATAATAATAATGAATTATATTTAATTATTTTTGTAATAATGAATTATATTTAATTATTTTTGTAATAATGAATTATATTTACAGATTATTGTAATAATGAATTATATTTACAGATTATTATTTTTAACATCTTAAAAGTATATCTTTTTACTTTATATTACCTTCTAAAAAGACAAATGTTTTAGAAGGTATTAGTGATATAATAATAAAGTTTTTTTTATAATTAAAATGAAAATATAAGTAATAAATA